CGGTCAAGCGAACCTTTGCGCAGGCTTCGCAATGCGGCTTGTTCTGCGAGTAGCCCGAAGCGGGGAGCATGGCCTTGATGTCTCCCGATTCAATGCCGTTCATGCAACCTGCGCAGGCTATCGTTTTTCGGCCCGATTCATGGCGGCGAATCTTGACCCCGTGCTTCTTTGCGCCGTCTTTGGCCCACTGCGGCATAGGTTGCCGGGTCGCACCGATGAGGGCCAAACCGGACCACTGCGGCGCAAAAGTCGCAAAAATCAGACCGACCACGGCGGCGCATAGAAGCGGCGCATAGGCTCGCAGTCCTTCGCTTTCGGTGAAGCAATCAATGCACTGCGCCGGTCTTAGCGTCGTATCAACGGCGAAACCGTCGTTTTGATGAACGCCACAAACGGCGCACTGCGGCTCAATTCGGGCATCTCGCCATTCGGCAAGGGCCACAAACGGCGCACTGATGAACCGTCGAATCGCTACACTGCGAGCCTTCCGGCGTTCTTCCTTGATGAGCAACGGGATGACCCGATTCAAGGCACGGCGAACCCTTCGGCGTTGGCGGCGCTCGCTGAGAATCAAGCGGCGCTCATGGCGCTTGAGCGAATGACGCGACCAAACCCACGGACTGCGGCCCGGTTCGGCGTTGAAATTCACCTCCTCTGCCAAGTCCACCGTTTGACCCACGGCGGCGGGGTTGGTTGGGTGTCCTCCGAGAAGGACGGCCATCATCAGAGCGATGAGGGCGCAGGCTACTGTTTTCAACTTCATGTTTTGCATGTTGTATCTCCTGCCGTTGTCGGCGTTTCGCCTTTCTCATGGGGAGTATATCAACCGGGAATTGATGCAGGAGCGTTCAAGAACGGGTTTGATTGATATACTAAACCTTGCCCGCTCACGGTTTCATTTTTACACCGCTTTTCAACGACGCAAACGATGGGACGCAGTGCATCGTTTAGCACTTTGCGCAGTGCCGCAGTGCATCGGTTAAGGTCGGCCTAAATCGTCCAAAATCGGCACTTTCCGACAGGCTCGCAGTGTCCCGTTTGGAAATCCTAAACGGCGCACTGAAAGCCCGCTCCCCCCGAAAGTCGGCGGCGCAGACCGGACAACCGGGGCAAAATGGGGCGCAGTCCATCGAATAGACCACTTTCGGCGCACATCGGAAACCGACAGGCTCGCAGTCCCACGGTTTCCTTTTTGCACTGCGGCGCAGTCCATCGGTTTTGGGATTTGGCGCAAATCGGCTTTTTCCGGTTTCCGGCGCAGAAGTCGGCATTCTTCCCAAATCCGGCGAACCCCGCCGAATCGGGGAATGGCTCGCAGTGCGTCGTTTTGTCCGGTGGTGTGTCAAGCCGCCGAGGGGCCGCCGGTCAAGCAGTGCAACGGTTTCGGACGCAGTGCAACGGTTTCATTTGGCCTCCGCCCCGCAGTGCGTCGTTTTTGCGCTCGTTTTCCGGTTTCTGACGGACTCCTGAGCCACGGTTCGACGACCCTAAACGACACACTGCGGCCCTGTTTCGTCCTTCAATCGCCCCCTTTGCGCCGTTTGCTCAATTCCTGAAAATGGAAAGGGTGCTTCCGGTTTCCGGCGGCGTTGGGGTGATTCTTGAACGGATTGGTTCAACGGGGTCGACGGGTGGGGCGCAGTCCATCGGTTTCGGTCGGATTGTGCGCCGTTGGCTCAAGGTCGGCTCGCAGTCGTCGAAAAACGGGACACTGCGCCAATGGTGCAATCACTACACCGCCGCAGTCCATCGTTTAGACGGTTCAGGAGGACGAACCCACGGTCAAACGGCTCAATTTACGGCGCAAATTGGCTTTCGGTGCGTCGTTTAGCCTCCTTCACTATGCAACCCTTGGTTCAACAGTGCGCAACCCAACAGGCTCGCAGTCAAGCGTTTAGGGGGTCGGATTGGGTCGTTTCGGCGCAGGATTCGGCGCACTTTTTCACTATTGAACCGTTGGTTGGGTAGTCAAGGCCCGTTTCGACTTTGCGCAGAACGGTCTAAACGGGACACTGCGAGGCTAAAAAATTGTGCGCAGGTGGTCGCAATTTATGCGCAAAAGTCGCCAAAAGTATGCGTAGTCGCCGCCCCACGACACGCCAACCCCCGCAAATAATTTTCCGCAAAAAACTGGAAATAAGCGTTATATCACCAAAAACTGACATATTTTTTGTTAGAACGCTTATTTTTCTTTTGTTTTGCCGTATTCCACTGCGACATATCGGTTTGACCTGCTATCATGGGCGTTTCACGGTTCAGGCTGGACTTAAATTGGTCTATGGCGTGCGCTAAAGCCATCACAGTGTCGTTGTGTCGGCCTTTATCGGTGATGTCGCCGTCTTTCCAAGCGTGTGATTCCAATTCGTCAAGCAAAATTGACATAACTCGACGGGTTTCATCGTCGCCAAACGGGATTATGACTCGTTCTTGCTCAAACCACACACGAAGCCGGTTAAGAAGTCCTTGTTTGAGCGTTTTGTTGCTGACTTTGCTCATTTTGATGTCGAGCGTTAATCCTTCTTGCGATATGAGGGATTTGTATAGGCTTTGAAAGCCAGCCGATTCAAATGCGAATCTTGGCGATTTAAATGCGTCGTTGAAGTCTGCAATTTGCCGTATTTGCTTTGGAGGCGGGAAGTCGTTGCGCCGCCACATATTGACAATGTGGATATTGCCATCTGCGTCTTGTCGAAGCACAATCATTACTGAATAGTCCTGTCCGATACCGTGGCTTGGGTCAAAACCAATGACATAAGTGCCTTCGTGCAATTTTTTGTTTTGCAGTGTAGCATCCATGTTTAGGTTTTTGCGAGTCAAAGTCTGCGGAAACACGGCTGAATCATCATCCACTACTTTGCACAAGTATTCTTGCGCAAAGGCTAATTCGCCAATTGCTTGTTTTTGTTCAAGAAGAAAGTCAAGAGGGCGTTCACTTTCCCAAAGACATTCAGGTTTTACGCTTTCAGGGTCGTTTCTCCATTCATCATAATTTGTGATAGCGCCTTTTTGCCATGTTATCCATGATTCATTGTTTAGCATTTCAGTATGATACAGGTCATTCATGCTCATTGGCGTTCCAACACAATAAAGTGAGGTCTGCGGAGACAACATAGGCGTTAATTTTTTGCGAAACCACTGTTGAACAACATCATAGGACATATCGTTTTGGTCGTCCAGCACATCGTCAAGAGCAATAGCGGCAGGGTGTTCACCACGAATACCCGAACCAACCGAGGTTGCTTTAATCCAAGCACCATTTGTTAATCGCAACTCAAAGCGATTTCCTTTTGTAGTGTCAATCATGCGGGACAATTCGGGATGCCTTTTAAGGTCTTGCCTAATTTCTTCTAAACGGTTGATAGCCAAGTCTTTGTTTGCCGAAAAAAGCCAAATGGTGAACGGTTTGTTGCGCCACTTTTCAAAAAGCAATTGATGAAGAATTTTTACACGCAAGGTTGTGGACTTGCTATGGTCGCGAGGTGCGATAATGCAAACACGGTGAACCTGTCGGTCGCCCCGGTCGCCGTAAAGGTGAAGCCAATCACCGATATGGTCGCCCCATTTGTAGCCAAGCCATTCATAAAAGTGCTGAATGTCGTATTTGCTACGCTCAAGGTGAAATGTCGTCATCAATCGCATGATTATCACTTTCTTCCATCTGACTTTTAAAGAAGGGGATTCCGCACCATTCCATAAGAGCAAGTGTCATTGGTTCAATTTCTTGACGCTCAAGCATAATAGAGATAATGCTATCGCCTGTAAAAATGTTCATCGAAAGAAAATCACCGCCTGCATCAAGCAAACGAATGTCTTTTTCATTACTCGTCCAAATAGGCATTTGCATCACGACCATTTAGTGCATTTAACATTCGCAAACCATGTCTTAAGTCCGTAAAGGCTTGAATATCACGGGTTTTAGGGTCAAGAATAACCATCGGACTTGTTGGACGCTCACGGGGGAACCCGCACATTTCACCGAAGGTATCAATGATTTTATATGCGCCCGGTCGAACAGACCATCGTTCAACGCCATGTCGGGTAAAAGGAACAACGGAAGGTGTGTGATGATGTCCGATAACGCCAATATCAAAGTCGCATTCGCCATCGTCCCACATTTTCTTGACAACTCGGCTTGGGTCAAGGTTTGAATTGCCTCGTCGCTTATGTCGAATAGATAGGTGGTATGCAACCTTTCCGTGAACCAAACGGATATTTAATTCATGTTGATGATACAAAACGCCGTTTTCTTCAACCATTTTCTTAAGTGGGTCATAATCAGTCATACCCGAAGTCCAAAGGTCGTGGTTGCCTGCTACAACGGCCATAAGTGAAGATGCGCTCATGTTAATGTAATGTTCGCAAAGTCGCCATTGAATTGATGGAGGAATGCGTGCTTTCATGGCTGGTCGTGGTTTATCAATGATAAAGTTGTCTATGTAGTCGCCAGCATGAATCACATAGCAGTCGGGATGATTTACAATTAACTCCGTGTCTTTTCGCAAACGCTCATGGTCGCAAAATGAATTGCCGATGTGTTGGTCGCTTTGGAAAGCGATGCCAATGTATCTATCACTGTTGCTAATGTGAATTGTTGCCCATCGTGCATCCTCTGTTGCTTCAATGGCCTTTTTGGATTGTGCTTCAATGGTCGCCCACAAATCTTCAATGGACTGAGATTCTTTTTTCAGTTGATTGACGATAAAATCAGGATTCTTAAATTCGGTGATTGCGTTTCTTTCATGTGCGCGAGTTATGCGGTGCGTCCAACCAGCAACGCTAATTTCAGGGAATCGTCGATTAAGAATGCGTGCTA